ATCATCTTGTGACTCAAGTTGAGGTCGACAGATGCATCGACATGCTCTCATCATGCTATCATCATCTTGTGACTCAAGTTGAGGTCGACAGATGCATCGACATGCTATCATCATCTTGTGAGGTCGACAGACACATCGACATGCTCTCATCGTGCTATCATCATCTTGTGACTCAAGTTGTGAGGTCGACAGACACATCGACATGCTCTCATCATGCTATCATCATCTTGTGAGGTCGACATACATATCGACATGCTCTCATCATCATGCTATCATCATCTTGTGAGTTCGACAGACACATCTTCGTCACGCTACCATCATCTTGTGAGTTCGACAGACGCATCGTCATCATTGACTCATCGTCATGATATCATCATGAGGTGTAGTCGCGTCGAATAACACGAAATCATACACGACCGGCACGCACGCCCTTTCACACGGCTGATGCGATGCTTCTAACGGGACAGTGCAACATGAAACTACGAAATGTGCGATCTAGATTTTAAAATCGGCCTGGTATTCACATGGTTATAAAATGCGAAGTTGCACATTTCGTAGTTGCACGTCGCCCTGTCGGGAGCACAATCGTCATGTTATCAACTTATCATCTTGTGATTCCGACAGACAGACATCGTCGTCATGTTATCATCATCTTGTGATTTAGACAGACGCATCGTCATGAATGACTCATCGTCATGCTATCATCATGAGATGTCGTCGCGTCTACTAACACGCAAGCATACACGGCTGGCACGCACGCCCTTTAACACGGCTGGCACGCACGCCCTTTAACACGGCTGGCACGCACGCCCTTTAACACGGCTGGCACGCCCTTTAACACGGCTGATGGGATTATTTTACGGGAACACAATCGTCATGTTATCATCATCTTGTGATTTCGACAGACGCATTGTCATGCTATCATCCATCTAGAGAATGTCGACTGGAACGCACGCCCTTTAACACGGCTGGCATGAACGCCCTTTAACACGGCTGATGGCCCAGTGATGGGATTATTTTACGGGAACACAATCGTCATGTTATCAATGACTTATCATCATCTTGTGATTTCGACAGACGCATTGTCATGCTATCATCCATCTAGAGAATGTCGACTGGAACGCATGCCCTGTAACACGACTGGCACGCACGCACTGCAACACGGCTGATGCGATGCGATTCTTCTACGGAGCACAATCGTCATGTTATCATCATCTTGTGATTTCGACAAACACATCTTCGTCATGCTATCATCAATGATCATTGATCATGGTCATTGAGCGGCCGAATGCAGCTCTGATTCATCATCTTGTGAGTTCTACATGCATATCGGCATGCTATCACAATGAGACGTCGACAAACGCACGCACGCTCCTTTAACACGGCTCGCACGCACGCCCGACAACACGACGGATGCCATGCTTTTCTATGGAAAAACTCATCATGCTATAATCATCTTTTTAGTTCGACAGACACATCGTCATGCTATCATCATCTTGGCTTGTGTGTTAGACTGTGCAACTTCGACATGCATATAGTCATGCTATCATCATCTTGTGATTTCGACAGACACATGGTCGGCATGCTATCATCATCTTGTGAGTTCTACATGCATATCGGCATGCTATCACAATTAGACGTCGACTAACGCACGCTCCTTTAACATGGCTCGCACGCACTCCCCGACAACACGACGGATGCCATGCTTTTCTATGGAAAAACTCATCATGCTATCATCATCTTGTGATTTCGACATACGCATGGTCATGTTATCATCCATCTAGAGACTGGCACGCACGACCTTTCACACGGCTGATGCGATCACAATCGTCATGTTATCATCATCTTGTGAGTTCGACAGACACATCGACATGCTCTCATCATGCTATCATCAGCTTGTGAGTTCGGCAGACACATCGACATTGTGGCGAGCAAAAAAGTCGCACTTTCACGCGGCGGCGGCATTGGAGAGCACGCCCTTCGACTGACAAATCGCCTTTTAGCACGGTTGGCACGCATGCCCGTTAGCACGTCTTGCACACACACGCCCTTTAACACGGCTGGTATGCACGTTATTTAACACTGCGGACCCATGACAGCATGACTAACATCCACTCTCTTTGACCTTTTATGCATAATCGAAGTCCTTGTATAGATGATACAAACAAAACTTTACCCCTCCCAAACGAAGATTTTGGACGGTCGAACCAACGTTTCCGAATGCGTTTTCGAAGCACTTTTCAAGGGTGTGAGTACTAGATTTGGGCTACGAATCGTTGAAAAGTGCTTCGAAACCGCATTCGGAAACGTTGGTTCGGACTTCCAAAATCTTCGTTTGGGGAGCATAAACTTCAACTTCGATGATAGAAACAACAAACTTCGACCGTAGCAACTATAAACATCCAAACAAGGCGAGGGCTTGCACGAGACAACCCTTGTATAGCTAATTTATGGTCGACGTTTACCCCACCCAAACGAAGATTTTGGAAGGAGGAACAAAGATGAAATGAGGATTTTCGAAGCACCTTTTCAAGGGCGTGAGTACCCAATTTGGGCCAAGAACCATTGAAAAGTGCTTCCTTCGAAATCCGGATTTCATCCTATTGTTCCTCCTTCCAAAATCTTCGTTTGGGGGAGCATAAAGTTCGGTCGTAGCGAATGGGGCCGAAACTCAAATTTGGGCCACTAACCATTGACTTGAAAAGTCAATCGAACATCCGCATTTCATCTTCGTTTGGGGAGCATGCATTCTCTCACATCTTGGTTTGGGATGCATGGACGCGCTCATGTTGGTTTGCCAATTGGGCGTGTGTGACGGGATGCGTCGATGATACTTGGACGACACGACGGTTTACGAAACATAATTGCCAAAATGAAAATCTAATAATAAATGGAAACTTTCGGCATCATTGCAATTATAGTCGGCATCGTAATTATGATTGCACTGTCTGGTATATGCTACATGAGTGGATTTTTTGATTCACCAGGGTCGGGTTCTTGTCAAGCACCGAAACCCGAGGTAACGACCGTACCTACACCCCCCCCTTTCGTTCCCAGATACCGGCTGAATACGTTTAGTTGCAAGGAGCCGGTCAACGTTCCGGGTAGCGTCGTCCGTGGGACGGTGCAAAAGTGCGAAGCGGCTTGCGACAACATTCTCGCTTGTGTCGGTTTCGACCGACGGTCGGATGTGCCCGACGACAAGGATGCGTTCTGTTATCTACAGATGTCCCAGTGTTGCGAGGCCGACGTCGCGATGAAGCTGTCGTCCGAGCAGGACGGCGACAAATGGAAGCGCCACATTAAACCGCGGTAGTTAAACCACGGTAGTGTCATCGGGTGAACCCGTGGCCACCACCGTCTCGCAGCCAACCCACCGCACACACCCGCACCCACCCGCACCCACCCGCACACACCCGCACAAATCACCAAACCGATTTAAATCCGGGCAAGTCGACTGGCATAAATGTCGTCAGGCGATTCCATCGTCGATTCGGTCGTCCAGAAGTTCACGGAACGGTCGCGCTTAGGCCAGGTGAAGTATGGCAAAACGCTCGACCGAGGCGACTTGACGGTCCACGAGTGGATTACACATGCGCAAGAGGAGCTGATGGACGGAATCCTGTATCTCGAAAAACTCAGGCAGGTCGTCGCCCCCTGTGAGCTGCACAAGCCCGACGACGCGGCAGTCGTCGAGTAATGACCGCGCCAACGCGCGCGTCGTGTCGCATCTCCACATGGTCACGTGCCTTGGTCGCGAACGGTGGCCTCGTGCACCCGTCGATTGCGACCATTCATGCACGGGCCGTTTCGCTAAACAATCTTAAAAGTACAAACCGAGATTTCATAGCCCCCCATGTCTGCATGGAACACGAACGTTCTCCCATTCGAGCCTGTGTACTATGTTCAGCCTTCAGCGAGACACATGCAAGCGCCGGTGGGGTATTACCACCATACGACACGAGACATCGTGACGTCGGTCTGCGATGCCGTGTCCACGTTTCTCAAGCACCCGCTTAGCGAAACGTTCGTCCAACCGAAGAGCCCTTCCGTCGTGGAGTTGATTCCCAAGCTGATTGAAAATGAGCGCCTTGTCGAGCACATCCAGAATGCAATCAGCGCCATCCGCGTGGCGTACGAGAAGAACGAGGGTGCAACCCGACATCCCACATCGGACGCGTCCAAGCCACACGTGGCCACCGACCACAGCAAGTGTACCGGTGTAAACGTCGACGCGTACCCACAGCGACTCGTCCTCACGTTTCAATGCGACTGGGCGGTCGAAGGCATCGCCGTCCTGCACATCGACCCGGTCAAGCCCGCCGTTTTGACCATAACATCGAACAACGCCGACGTGCGGATCATCGACATCGAAAGTGTGGTGTGCTGTGACATGGAAGTCTACGTCAGCCATCGGATCTCCAATAAGCAATGCTTCGTGTTCCTCGACCAGGTCAACGAGGCTGATTTGGTCGACCAGCTCGACATTCACGTTACGGTGCTACGCGAGTCGGTGCCCCAATCGTACGTCCTACGCTGCAAATAGACCGCCCCCCGGAGGACGACACCGGCCACACGCACTTGGACCAGGCAAGCGATGTCCGCTCGTGGAACGGGTGGCGGCGCAATTTCAGGCATCGGTCAGGCACGTATGAAAACGAACAATCGGTCACTATACCCCACCCAAACGAAGATTTTGGAAGGAGGAACAAAAGATGAAATGCGGATTTCGAAGGAAGCCATTTTCAAGGGCGTGAGTACTCAATTTGGGCAATGAGCCATTGAAAAGTGCTTCTTCGTTTGGGGAGCGTAAACTACAAAAGCAAGCATTCGGGTTCTTATCTGCGTTTTTCATTCGACCGAGGCCTGAAAGCGCGACTCTCTCTTTTTCTCGCAAGCACTCTGCCACTACTGACTGGCAGAGTGCATGATTTTCACGCCCCCATCATTGCCCAAGTGCTACCCGAAATGTTTCACCACGTGCGCTAGTTTTGTTATAGATACTTAAAGAGAAATAGACAAACGTAAATGAGCGACGAATTTTTGAAAACAATCGAAATGTTCCTACGAGACCCGATGTCCATTACCCGAATGACGGTTCGTGAGAAACGATTTTTACAAAAATGCGTCGAGAGAAGCAAAAAGCATCGGCCGTTGAGCGACTACAACGTGTTCGTCAAAGACCGACTGAAGGAGTTGGAGAACGCAGACCTCAAGCCACGCGAGAAAATCAAGCAGATTGCGCACGAATGGAAGCAGCAACCGCGTGCGTCCGAGGTGTCTGAATGACGACTCGTCACTAGTTGTGATTTACCGCCGTTGCAGTGCGCAGCGCGAGCGACGTGGGCGGTTAGGTTTCAGCGCGTGTGCATCTGTGCGGCGTGTTAAATGCAAGATACCTACCATCAAAAGAGGATGTTCTGGCCATTCATCGTCGCCATCACATGCACAACCGGAGTGCTGGTCCACCGTATGGCACTGCGCCGCCGTTGGACAACTTTATGCTCCCCAAACGAAGATTTTGGAAGGAGGAACAAAAAATGACATCAATATTTTCGATTGATTTTTCAATGGTTCATAGCCCAAATCGAGTACTCACGCCCTTGAAAAGTGCTTCCTTCGAAAATACGGATTGCATCTTTTGTTCCTCCTTCCAAAATCTTCGTTTGGGGAGCATAAATTTCAATGCACGTAATTCAACTCTACTTGTGATTTTCATTGCCTACCAAAATACTTGCTTTTGTTGTTATCTAGTTTTATTATCTACCTTTTCAAACCACTTTCGACCGAGGCCTGAAAATGCGACTTTTTGCTCGCCACAATGGCGTCCTGTTGGGAGTCTTCATTGCAACTTTATGCTCCCCAAACGAAGATTTTGGAAGGCCGAACTAACCTTTCAGAATGTATTTTCGAAGCACTTTTCAACGATTCTTAGCCCAAATCGAGTACTCACACCCTTGAAAAGTGCTTCGAAAACGCATTCTGAAACGTTGGTTCCACCTTCCAAAATCTTCGTTTGGGAGGGGTAAACTTGATGCTCCCCAAACGAAGATTTCTACAGACCGAACAAACCATTCGGAACGAATTTTCGAACGATGTTTCAAACGGGCGTATCCCAAATCCAGTTCTCAGACAGCTTAAAAAGACTTTGAAAATACGTTGCGAAAGATTTGTTCGGTCTGTAGAATGCCCATGGCTTGTAACCTGTAAAAGGGCGTCAATGACGATGACGCCGCGTTCGCTTTCAACAAAGCAATGACATTGGTTTCGGACATGCGGGTGTTAATACGTGTATGGTTTCCGTCTAACGTTGTTTGCTCGACCGTGCGTGCACGCATTCGTCGAAATCGTCTTGTGACTCACAGCCCCGTCGAACCATTTTTCAAGAAGGACGTATCCGATGTTGAGTCAATGCACTTCATGTGCGTTATCGTTGGGTCATGATAACCCTTTAGATAGCAATGCCCGTGCTTATTCATTACAACTGCACGACAGTTTTTATCGTCAGCACACAAAACTTTGCACTCATTCAACGTTTTAATGCCTTTGTTTATCTCATAGTCGCCTATGCAGTTCGTGGAACGTGCTTCGGGGCTGAAATTTAAAGTTTTCAAAAAGTTCCATGTTTCAGGGCTAAACACCATTTATACAATCGTTTTTTTTAAACATCGGCATTCCTGGTTAACACATTTACCCATCCCAAACGAAGATGTTGTAAGGCCGAAAGAACCTTTTGTAGACCTTTCCGAATGCGCTTTCGAAGCGCCTTTCAAGGGTGTGAGTACAGGATTTGGGCTACGAGAACGTTGAAAAGAAATTTATGCTCCCCAAACGAAGATTTTGGAAGGCCGAACCAACATTTTATGCTCCCCAAACGAAGATTTTGGACGGTCGGACGAACGTTTCAGAATGCTTTTTCGAAGCACTTTTCAACGATTTGTAGCCCAAATCGAGTACTCACGCCCTTGAAAAGTGCTTCGAAAAAGCATTCTGAAACGTTCGTCCGACCGTCCAAAATCTTCGTTTGGGATGGATACATTTCAGAAGGCATTTTCGAAGCACTTTTCAAGGGTGTGAGCACTCGATTTGGGCTACAAGCCGTTGAAAAGTGCTTCGAAAACGCCTTCTGAAATGTTGGCTCGGCCTTCCAAAATCGTTTGGGAGGGGTAAAATTCGAAATCACATTCGGAAAGGTCTACAAAAGGTTCGTTCGGCCTTACAAAATCTTCGTTTGGGGAGCATAAATGGAAGTGCGACTTTTCGTTGTCCATGCGGGTGTAGAATCTCCGGACGGAGCCATGACATCCAAAATCAATACCATGGGATTTTGGCCAGAATGGTAAGTACTGAGGCTCCCATGTAGCGAACAAAAATTGCGCAATTTCGCACCCACGACTTAACGAAAGGACTTTCATACGTGAGTACTCAAAAGTCAGGCCAATTTGACACATTTCTTTTAAATCATTTCAGTGTCCATTGGAACTTGGCCTGACTTTGAGTACTCACGTATGAAAGTCCTTTCGTTAAGTCGTGGGTGCGAAATTGCGCAATTTTTGTTCGCCACACCGAAGTACTCACGTACGCAAGTTCCTTCGTCAAGTCGTGGGTGCGAAATCGGGTGTGAAATCTATGCTCCCAAACCTACTAGCGAGCAAAAATTGCGCAATTTTTGCTCGCTACATAGCTCCCAAACGAAGATTTTGGAAGACAGAACAAAAGATGAAATCCGGATTTTCGATTGAGTTTTCAACGATTCGTAGCCCAAATCGAGTACTCACGACCTTGAAAAGTGCTTCGAAAATCAGCATTTTATCTTTTGCTCATCGTTCCAAAATCTTCGTTTGGGAGGGGTAAAATCGCGCATATCCCCCCATTCGCATAGGCTCGCCGCCGTGTACAACGCGACGACCGGCAGGCAGGAACGGCAGGCAGGAACGAGTCGAACGTGTACGGCGCTTCGAAGATGCACTCGGAAAGGCTCGTTCCGTTCAGCCTTCCTTTGGGAGCATAGACCATGCTGTCGTTGATTGGTCAGATGCCATGCCAACACTGGCATGATTCATGTGTTGGTTTTTACACGCGAATGGGCGTGGGAATCATATCATTCGGAACAAGAGACGCGTGGCTACGGTAGCAACCTTCCACTTGTGCACGTCCAACCACCCAAGATTCGCAACTCGGACACTGCACACGCCCAGTATGGAACGGGCGAGTCGAAAGGGTCTCGGGATGATGGAGTGGCCCGCAATACGGGCGCATCGCTCCTAAACTCGGACACACGACACCCATGCAACGACAAGTGACGGATTTGCAACAGCACCAAGCCAAGGCGCTGATTCCACTCTGTCCAATCGATGAGGGTTGCAAATGATGCATCAACAAAGGATGCGGGGTGGTACATTCGATGGATGAAAACCATGCACCGGACTTCGGGCGGTAGGTCGTGAATGCCAGTCATGCCGCGTCCCGCAATCGGACCATCGTTTGACTCTTGAATCGATTTTCAGTTTTCGATGCGACGTAACGCCGACGTGTGCATGATGACTCTTGGAAGGTTTGACCAACCTTTCAGGATGCATCTTCGAAGCACTGTTCCACGTTTCATAGGCTCGTAGACCGAAACGAGTACGCGCAACCTCGAAAACTGTTTCGACAGCGCATTCTGAAAGGTTCGTCCGACCTTTCACCCACATCTTCGTTTCGGAGGGAGGGGGGGGGGGATTGTTTCCACGTGGCCAATCGCTGCATCGTTTTGTAACACGAGTTGCACGGCGCGATGCGACCCAAATTGGTATAAATAAAGAAAAAAATATAATAAATGGCATATTTGGATGCTATCCTGAATAGCGAACTGCTGTCGTACATCGTCGCAACCATCCTGATCACAATCGCCGTGTGGCTGTTCTCGGGCTTGTATTCGTGCGCGACTTGCTCGAAAAAGGAGCACGGGGAAGAAGATGGAGTCAAGACGATGACCACAAAGTCGTGGTTCAAGTTGCTCCTAGGCATCGCATGCGTGGCATGCAGTGGCCTCTTGGTTTATCGCAACGTCATGTCGACTCCTCCCCCCACTGCGGCATCGCCACCGCCCATCGGCTATGTCCGAGGTGCGCCCATCGCCCAAATCGGCGGAAACGATTCGGACTCGGAGGATTCGAACTTCAACTAGTCGAACGCCGACGGTTGTCCTGCGTGTTCAACCGCCGTTTTGCATGCCCGGTGAACGACGCTCTTGAGGGGCGAATGAGGGCGCGACTCCCACGAATGGGCCACCACACGCCATGGACGGTCGTTGCGAGCAAAACGGTGCGCTGTCAGCCCACATGTCACCGAACGAAGATTTTGGAAGGTCGGACGAACGTTACAGAGTGCGTTTACACGCAGCAACGATTTGTGGCCCAAATCGAGTACTCATCCCCCTGAAAAGTGCTTCCTGGGCCTTCCCCTGGAAACCACTGTAAAGTTCGTCCAACCTTCCAAAATCGTGGTTTAAGAGGGTAAATCTCGGCCCATTGGAACGAATTCCTTGCTTGCCCGAGTCGCAGCCACCCGACCGGAGTCACAAGATGACAAAATGACGATGTGTCTGTCGATTCAGTGTCGAACTCACACGATGATAGCATGACTATGTGTCTGTCGATTCAGTGTCGAACTCACACGATGATAGCATGACTATGTGTCTGTCGAACTCACAAGATGATAGCATGCCGATGTGTCACTGTGACAGTGTGTCAGTCGAACTCACAAGTTGATGGCTCCCAAACGAAGATTTTGGAAGGCCGAATAAACCGTCCGGAACATCTTTTCGTTTCAAGGGTGTGAGTACTCGATTTGGGCTAAGAATAGTTGAAAAGTGCGTCGAAAAGATGTTCCTGACGGTTTATTCGGCCTTCCAAAATCTTCGTTTGGGACTCAATGGGGAACATAAAGTTGATGATAGAATGACGATGTGTCTGTCGAACTCACAAGATGATAATAGCATGGTGAGTTTTTCCATAGAAAAGCATGGCATCAGTCGTGTTGTCTGGGCGTGTGCAGTGTTAAAGGACGGGACGTGCGTTAGTCGACGTCTCATTGTGATAGCATCATAGTAGCATGCCTATATGCATATAGAACCCACAAGATGATGATAGCATGACGAATCCTTGATGAATATGTATGTCGAACTCACAAGATGATAATAGCATGACGATGTGTCACTGCAACAGTGTCACTCTAGGTCACAATGGCGCAATGTCGCACCCACGACTTAACGAAGGAACTTGCATACGTGAGTACTCAACAATCAGGCCAATTCGACAAATTTCTTTTAAATCATTACTTGTCCTGATTGTTGAGTACTCACGTATGCAAGTTCCTTCGTTAAGTCGTGGGTGCGACATTGCGCCATTGTTTGTTCGCCACCTGGACATTGACCATGTGTCCGTCGAACTCACAAGATGATAGCACGGTGAGGTTTTCCATAGAATAGCATGGCATCAGTCGTGGTGTTGTCTGGGCGTGCGTGCGAGCCGTGTTAAAGGGCGGGTACGCGCGCATTAGTCGACGTCTCATTGTGAATTTGTGATAGCATGACGATGTGTCTGTCGAAATCACAAGATGGTATAGCATGATGATTTTTTCAATAGAACCGCTATCCGGAGTGCGTGCGAGCCGTGTTGTAGGGGCTTGCCGCACAGGAGTACTCCACCATCAGGACAAATTTGACCATTCATTTCCGCGTTCATTTGAACTTGGGCTGATGGTTGAGTACTCGCGTATGCCAATTCATTCGTCGAGGATGTGGGTGCGACATCGCGCCATCTTTGTCCGCTACATCGGTGCAACCTCGTTTTATTGTGAAACGTCGATTCGAACGTTGTATGCATCCCAGGCGACTATGCCTGAGCTTGTTGCTCGGTCTGAAGTTGCGTCGGAAGATTCCCCAGGAGCGTGATGATCTGTGCATTCGACAACGATGCGCGACCATCCGCGAGCAGTGCGACGACCAGTTTCGTATTATGCGCTTCGACCGCCATTTCCATCGAATCCTGCACCGAGATGCACTGAAACGTGATGCGACTCGACTCGACGAGCAGACGTGCGATCTCCACTTGGTCGAAACTGCGGGCGACGCCGAGGGCGCGATGGCCGAAACTCGCCGGGTCGATGCGTGGGTCGCGTAGCAGGCGCCGGACGACCTCGATGTGGCCGTACCGACTGGCCTGGCACAAGGCATCGTTCTCGTAGGCGGATGGGTCGATGTGTTCGCAGTCGAGCAGCCTTTCCACTGCGTAAAGGTTTCCGCATTTTGCGGCCTTGCCAAGGTACCGCCCTACCCACCAACTTGTAGGGACGTTTCGCATCAGCGAGTCAAAGATGCGATGGTATTCGTCGTCGGCGACGAGGGACGGGCGTTGGCACGCCCATACCACTATGTGGTGCATGCACTCGCGTTCAGCGCACATCTCGACGTAGAAGCGGATGACGTGGAGTAGGTCGCGTGCGATCGCGATCTGAGCCACCGTCGATGCGACGATCGCACGATGGCCGGTGTGGTCGTCGAAGAAATACGGTGTGAGAAGCATGTTGGCGAGTCGCTCGTGCGATTTGTAGCACGCCTCGACCAGTACCCGGTCCTGCATGCTCACGTCGATTTCGGAAACCAATTCACCGTCGGTTGAAACCATGTATCCGTCGGGGAACAGCAGTTGGATGAGTTGTATCTCGCTCAAAACTCCCGATTGATACAGAGCAAAGGTAACCTCGTCAATCGTTGGCATTTCGTTGATGATTGACGACCGCCATAGTTGCTTTGAATCATTTTGGTCGCCCGTGAGATGCTTGGACAGGCCCATCATGCGACGCGTTGCTCAACGTGCACCACGTGCCAAAATGGCAAACATGCGAAAAGAATGACCGTACAATAAATGACCTACAAAGCAAGCTATGTCTCCATCAATGACGAAGGTAGCGAGTCGAAGTGCACGCGCATTGTCAACAAATCATGGAAGCGCATCTCGTGTGATGTTCCTGGATATTGCTCGTCGACGCAGCAAACGCCGGCTCACATGTTTGAGACGCTGCTCGGTTTGTACGGCGAGCCGTCGTTTTGCAGCCACTCGGACCCGGATAATGGGGTCGTCGGCTTTGCCGAATGGAATTTTCCGACCAAGTCGTCGTCCGAAGGACCTAGAGTCAACCAAATCGTGGTTCGAGATGAGTTTGTTTATAACGACCTGCCGAGTAAGCACGTTGACCTCATCACATCCCGACTCAAAATCGACATTTACGACCACGCGGCCAAGGCGATGCTCAGTACGATGAGCGACTGCGTTCGCGTCGACCCATTACAATATCAACTCTACGTTCGTGCGGACGATTTAGACCGCACGAATGCGATCATCTCAGCGGCACTCCAAGCGAACGCGCCGAATCGAGAGTTTGTGGACAAACCGGCCGACCTGTTCGATCACTTGGTTGCGCAAGAGCCATCGGCGTGCTACTTGCCTGATGACACGAATGGTCACACGGTGTGTAAACGAAGGCAGGGTCGCGACTCGAACAACAAGGGACGCGGTGAAAAGACCGTCCAGACTTTCCGTGTGGCGGACTCTCCGACGATGGAACTTGATTACGACAAGCAAGCCATACAAGATGATAAGGCGACGGGTGGAAAGTGAGCGCAAACACTGCCAAAAACGCGCGGGCGGATATGGATGCACGTTTGTTCTTTCAAAGTCATTGCCCCCCCCCCCAAAATGAGTACTCTCGCCAGGATTGAAAAATACTTCGAAACTCCGCACTTTGCCGTTTTTCCAACCGTCAATGACACGCTATATCATCATCATCATCCTGTCATCATGATCGTGCTATGATGGTGCTATCATCATCGCATGATGATGCCATCTCCGACGCCGAACGGCGCATCAGCAGTCCAACATGCGACTACAAAAAGTGCGACGAAGAATTTTATCCCTCCCAAACGAAGATTTTGGAAGGGTGAACAAAAGATGCAATCCGGATTTTCGAAGTACTTTTCAAGGGCGTGAGTACTCAATTTGGGCCACGAACCATTGAAAAAGTGATTCGAAAATCCGGATTGCATCTTTTGTTCCTCCTTCCAAAATCTTCGTTTGGGGAGCATAAACTTGTCCTTCCAAAAATAAAATCTTCGTTTGGGGAGCATAGAATCGCCACATAAAAAATATAAACAAAACAACTAAAATGCAGAATAGAGATGGACCGCGCGCCCACTGCGTAGCCTACAGGTGCCGGATGTCGCCCAGTCGGGCGTATCGGACAGTCACCGCACCCGAACGTCGCAATCGTCCCTTATGGGTCGGCGGTGACACGTCGTCGGTCGGTGTCGAAATGATGCGCATGCTGAAACAGGACATGCAAGACCCAGAGTGGGCGCATCGACTGCGCACGTGCATTCCGCGCGTCCACGAGTTGTTCGCAACGCTCTCGGGCGTGCTGCACCCACCCGCGGACGAGCACCGGCTCACGGTCAAAATCAACCGACCCGTAGTCAAGAAGTTGAAGCAGGCGATTGGGCGGATCTGGACGTGCCTTTTGCCGATACTGACCCAAAATCGGTACATCGATGGCGACGACGAGGAGCTGCACCAGCACGTCGAATCGGCCTTCACGACCTGCATGGAGCGACTGGTCTCGTATGTCATTCTACGCACGCTCGGGACGAAGGATGACATGACCGACCATCGGGAACAGGCGACGATGCAAACCGCACTGGCGTACGTGGCGCATTGGCTGGCGGACCACCACCGATTCACAACCAACCTCCACGGCATCGAACTGACATACAACGACCTGATCGACGCCATGCGATGCCGATCGATATTGGATCCGCAACAGCCGACCGCTTGGACCATTGCACCCAACCAACAGGGCGGGATGTTTTTGCTCGAGTGGGGTTGGAAATTCGTGGCGTTTTTGGTCTTTGTCATCGGTGGCTTGCTGTTTTATCGGGCTGGGTCGGTAAAGACCCGAGGCCCCCCTTTTCGAGATTCATTGAACATGTGGGACGATACGAGCGGGATGACGGCTGTCCGTGCGCCTAATGTCGCAGCTGGTCCGTGTGATGATGCACTCTTTATCATCGGTCACAGCGGGATGCAAATGGTTCCACAATCTCCGAAGTTCAACGACTTGAAACTCTTTGAAAACCGAAGCACGTGGATTGTCAACTATAATCAGAGGGGAGATTATGCGTATGCCTCACAAGAGCGTGCCTTTTTGGAGGTTCTCAGGGGCCTATTGATCAGCGGCGAAGATGAGCTGATGAAGAGCGTGCTGTTGAACCCGAGCGACTATAAAAACATTCTTTTTATCCAACAACTGGTGAATGAAAATCTGAATGCCACCGATTCCAAGAAACACGTCCATTATAATGTCACACAACCAGATGGGAGCAAGGCCCCATTCATGACATACACGATGACGAATGAAGACACAGACTTTACCGGATTTTTCTCAGCCGGCGTGTACACTCTGGATGGGATCCGAGCGCTTTGTAGAACTTTAACTTATGAATCGTGGTATCCAATTCGAGAAGTTGACGCCGACGCGCTTATCCCGTTCGAACAAATCGCAAGTTGTTACAAGCATGCATGTCACCCAACACCGGCACGAATTCGTGAATCGTGTGGAACACATCTCAGAACAATCCGTGAGTGGGCGTTTGATATCAAAAACCAGTTTGCGACAACTTCTTACCACGTTCTCGATCTGTATCCCGGACCGGCCTTCAATAAGCGCTTAGTCGTGTACAATCTGGGGTGTCGCTCCATTTCCGAACGAGAAGGCGATCGTTTGACACGAAACAAAGGGCTACATCGTCAAAAATACCTTTCGAGCATGAGCCGCATAAACAATGATATCCATCATGGCCACGCCAGGCCTTGGTGAAGCAACAGCAGATGCAACGCGGTGACCATTTGAAGGCCGGATGCACTGCTGCCATGCACTTCACTGCGCCACAACCCGCGCGGTCGAACAGTAGCAGCGCCGCCTGCCAGTGCTTTAACGCCTCCGTTCGACAATGCACCTCACCATTGAAGCAGGGCTTGCATGCACGCTTTTTGAACATGTGAATTCGATAGACACATCGCCAATCATGATTCGCCATGCGGTCATCATGCTATCATCATCTTGTGATTTCGACAGACACATCGTCACGCTATAGATGAGTTCGACAGAGACATCGTCATGCGATCACGAATGCGATGTATACTAACGCACGTCATTTAGCAGTGACATTAACACGACTAATGCGATAATGATCTTCTTTTTACGGACAAAATTATGCTCCCAAACGAAGATTTTACCCTTCCCAAACGAAGATTTGGGAAGGTCGGACAAACATTTCGTAGTGCGTTTTCGAAGCACTTTTCAACGTTGTGTAGCCCAAATCGAGTACAGTAAGTTCTCTCTAAATGGTATTTGTAACTGGCATCGTATCATCTGATGTTGTATGTACTCACGCCCCTGAAAAGTGCGTCGAAAACGTGTTCTGAAAGGTTTTTCGGTCTTCCCAAATCTTCTTTTGGGGAGCATAGATTTAAGAAGGATGAACAAAAGGATGACATCCTGATTGTAGAAGCACTTGACAACGATTTGTAGCCAAAATCTAGTACTCACGCCCTGAAAAGTGCTTCGAAAAATCATTCTGAAACATACGTGAGTACTCAACAATCAAGATACAATGGACACTAAATGATTTCAAAGAAATGTGTCGAATTGGCCCGATTGTTGATTACTCACGTATGCAAGTGCCTTCGTTAAGTCGTGGGTGCGACATTGCGCCATTTTTTGTTCGCTACATGGCGAGTCCCAAACGACGAGGTTGGAAGGGTGAACAAAAGGTGCAATCCTGAGTTTCGAAGCACTTTTCTTGGGCGTGAGTACTCTATTTGGGCTACGAAACATCGAACAATCCATCGAAAATCCGGATTGAACTTTTGTTCATCCTTCCAACATCTTCGTGTGGTGAGCATAAAGATGAAATAGCACTTTTTCAATCGTTTGGAGAGCATAAAGATGAAATAGCACCTTTTCAAGGGCGTGAGTACTCGATTTGTGCAACGCGCCATTGAACGTAGAAAATCAGGATTTCATCTTCCCAAATCGTCGTTTAGGGACTCACGATAGCTCGAAGATGTGTCATCTCATGATGATTGTCTTTTGGCATGATGTTGTCTCAGAGACTCTGACATAGAGTCAGTGTTTCGAAATCACAATTGTGTACGATGAAAAGCGACGCATCAGCCGTCTTCAGGGGCGTCCAAAATGTTCGATTGCGACGCGCCGCCAAACACGCGTGTCGCGCATTCTCAAGCGAGAGTTTAAAAAATCAAATGTAAACCATGGACCGATATTGCGCGAGAGACTATACGTTCACGCAAGATGCAATCGACGACCAAATTTTGAATTGCGTGTCGCTACTCGACAACCCGCTATGTCGGGCCAACTGTTGCACCGAACTACAGAGACCTTACTCGTATTATCGAGCCAAATACGGGACTGAAAATGCCGACTGGATGACCGATGCGGTTGAGCGGCTCGGGTGTCACGTCTCGAGCGACACGCTGAGTTGTCGTCGCAAGTGTGAGAATTAATCGGCATGAGTGGATGCGAAGTGCGCGACTCGCGACATCAATGTCACATCATCCTCTCATCTTGTGTGACCATCATGCGATGTCGGCACACAAGATTGCCAGCGGGTCTCCGCTCTTCGCCGTTAGACGTTGGTGATGAGCACTTCGTCCGAGCGGGCGTTCGGCTGTCGCGAGTGGATGGCCCGTCTACAGTTGATTACCTGCGTGTTGAACGAGGGCGATGGGAAGGCATCCCGGACCAAGGCCACGTCGGCGTTGCTCATGAGCATCTTGACCCCCTTGGCGGACATTCCGGTGCACAGCTGAAAGAGCTGCGCGTGGTGAGTCGGGTGAAACCCATCCGACGTGTACGAGACGAAGGATGTCGGGTGCAGAGGTGCGTAGGGCGGGTCGAGGTACACAAAGTCGTTCGCTTCGAGATGGGCCAGCGAGTCGCCAAACGAGCGGTGGGTGAAGACGACCTCGCGAATCAGCGCCGACACCGCGCGAATATGCGTCGCGTCGAGGATGGACGGTCGCTTGTAGTTGCCAAACGGGACATTGAAGCCGTTGGGGCCCTCGCGGTACACACCGCGGAAGCACGTCTTGTTGAGGAAGAGCAACATGGCCGAGGCGTCGACCGAATCGCGCTCCTCGTTGGATAGGCTGTTGAAGCGAGAACGGACCCAATAGTAGTACGATTCGGGGGACGTGCGCGCTTCCTCCATGGAGGTCGGTTTTCGATGAACGACGGTGCCCGTGCACGCAGACAACTCGTCGGAGAGCGCCTTCACTCGGTCGATCAGGCCGTCCGGGTTGGATTGCACGTGCTTATACAGCCAAATCAGGTTCGCGTTCAGGTCGCTCGCGTAGATGGCACCCGACACCCGGATGGCGCCCTGCTTTCGCTTGGACAGCATCGCCAACAGTACACTGCCACCCCCGACGAACGGCTCGTGGTAGTTGTTGATTTCGCCGGGGAAGAACGCGGACACGTCGTGGATCATCTGCGTCTTTCCACCCACCCATTTCAGAAACGGTTTGACGATGTCCACGGGGGGCGTTCCGCGGCTTCCGACACTCGCTGTGAAACTAGGCGAACTGGCCTCGTCCGACATGTCGTGCTTAGACGAATCGCAAGCCATTTAAACCATTTTTACCCCTCCCAAACGAAGATTTTGGAAGGTCGGACAAACATTTCAGTCTGCGTTTTCGAAGCACCTTTCAAGGGTGTGAGTACCTGTTTTGGGCTACGAATCGTTGAAAGGTGCTTCGAAAACGCAGACTGAAATGTTTGTCCGACCTTCCAAAATCTTCGTTTGGGGAGCATAATTTTCGGCGACGCAGATGGTCGCGTGGGGGCAGATGGCGACCATCACAGTCATTCGAGTAACAGACGCGTGGGTAAGTCTCGGAAATAATGTTTCCCACATGGGGAACCTTCAGACGTTCGTAGTGCCACTGTGCCAGCCACGTGCCCTCTGGTAAGGCTCGTATGAAAAGCAGATAAGAGCATCGATAACAACGAAAGCAAGCACTTGGGCGTTTTAATGCACACAAATCAACTCTACTTGTAATTGAGTGCGGTTTCGAAGAGCACTTTGCAAAAGGTGTGATGTTCAAAGGACGTGCGTGCGAGCCTTGTGAAAGGACGTGCGTGCGAGCCTTGTGAAAGGACGTGCGTGCGAGCCTTGTGAAAGGACGTGCGTGCTAGGCACTGCTAGCCGTGTAAAATGGGCGTTCCTGCCCGCCGTGCAACATAGCGATATGTCAGTTCTTCGAACGCACACGATGTGCCTGTCGAAATCACTCTATGATGATAGAATGTCGATGCGTCTCGGCGCATGTCGAAACCTCACGATGATAGTATGATGATTGTGTCCATAGAAGGACGTCGCATCACTGCGGCATCAGCAGTGTTAAAAGGCGTGCGTGCCAGTCGTGCAACATGGCGATGTGTCATTCGAACCGTCACGGCAACTAGTCCCCTTTTTTTCGACAATCTCCATTTTGAACATTTCGACAAAAATGTTAACCACGAATCCAGGTTGACGCTTTTGTCGAAATGTTCAAAATGGAGATTGTCGAAAAAAAGGGGACTAGTTGCCGACGGCTGATGGCATGAGACGATGATGTGTCTGTCGAAATCACACGATGATGCTAGCACTGCGCATGTCGAAATCAAGATGATAGTATGATTCTATTCGTAGAAGGACGTCGCATCAGCAGTGTTAAGCGGTGTGTGTGCTAGCCAGGACTGGGAAGGCCCGTCAACGAAGATAAGCCGGCCCACAGCACGTGCTGCCCAGTTGGTTGACATGCACGCCCCTTTAACACGGCGGGCACGTAATGGCCACATCATCTTGTGATTTCGACAGACACATCATCATGCTATGTTGTGATGTGAGTTCGAAATGCATGGGTGACTGGCATGCACGCCCCTTTAACACGGCGGGCACGTAATGGCCACACCATCTTGTGATTTCGACAGACACACCATCATGCCACGTTTTGATGTGTGTTCGACAGGCATACAATGCCTTTAACTCGGCTGGGAATGGATGCACGCCCATTTAACTCGGCTGTCAAGTAATGACATAATCTTGTGATTTCGACAGACACATTGTCATGTTGTGAGTTCGACAGGCATGGTTTATCATCTCACTCACACCCTTGAATACTTGCATGCAACCTGATGCAGGCACTTTCACACGGCTTTTCTATGTTGTGATGTGAGTTCGACCGACCGGTGGCTCGCTACACGGAAACCCAGCCTTGCAATATTATGCTCCCCAAACGAAGATTTTGGAAGGCCGAACCAACCGTCCGGAACGCGTTTTCGAAGCACTTTTCAAGGGCGTGAGTACTCGATTTGGGCTACGAATCGTTGAAAAGTGCGTCGAAAGCTCGTTCCGGACGGTTGGTTCGGCCTTAAAATATGCCGGAAGTGATGGATATCTGCTAGCCAATTTATGCTCCCCAAACGAAGGTCTCATCGAGCTTTTCGTTCAGCAGTGAATCAGCATTCCAAAATCTTCGTTTGGGATGGGTAAAAGAACAGTACTGGTTGTCATTTATAAACGACGCTTTTTTGAACAATGCGACGAGAACAGTTACCGCAGATGCTTGTGTGCATTTGCGCGCATTCATTGAATCGTCCTGTAACTGACTCATGTTGTGTATGAAAACGGGCTACACGGTCTGAGCCTGCACATCTCTCTCCGCCTTCACTCGGCGTTCCATGTGATGCCATCCATCATCGGCGAGTCATCGCCCGGTCCAAACTTTGATCATCGGTAGGTGGCTGAAGTGCGCCAACTGCTCAAACGTCACGCCCCAAGGGCAATATGCATTGATTTTTCCCAGTAAAATATTTGCCTTCGCTTCCTTTTGTAGTAAACACGCCAGCACCCGCTCGAATGAAGATCGATTATACCGCGACACGACAAGCCCCAACAACAGACTCAGGTCATACTTCCGATAAATGCTCGACAGATAGTCGTGTGTGATGACGGACATGCAACCGAAGCACCCGGTCCAGTTTCCCTTTTTTCGATGGAACTCGAGTATCCCCGGGTCATTGAACGCGCGTATCTGCGTCGTTTCATCGTCGACTTGGTCCCAGTCATGCTCGAAATCCCAGATTATTTTGTATTCATCTACACGAAAGTCGACTAGGGCGTTTATAAACACGCTATCGTGAATGATCACGGCGGTCGCAAATCGCTTGTTGTGGTAGTAGTAGTAGTAAGGCAACAACTCACCTCTCCCAGGAAACTCACTCTGGATGACACTCGCCTTGTACAGAGGTCGATCTTCGATGAACTCGTAGTTGCTATTGTCATCGATGAACATGATGGCGTTTTCGGGGTAGTACCTGCGGATGCAGTCGTAACAATGGACCCAGTACTGACTGGTGCGTTGGTCGTTCACATGCCTAAGGACGATAAATCCGAAATCGTCGTCAGTAGTGGTCGCCAGGTCAGCGTCATGGGCGTCAACTTCGCCGTCGAGTGTCGAGGATGATTGCGCACGCGCATCCGATGGCATGATTTCCATTGATTCGTTTATATGTGACTTTTCAAACACGGCGTGTTTGAAAAGCGTGGACCGCGATTGTACACGAGTGGCAAGTTTATGCTCCCCAAACGAAGATTTTGGAAGGCCGAACCAACATTTCAGAAGGCATTTTCGAAGCACTTTTCAAGGGTGTGAGCACTCGATTTGGGCTACAAGCCGTTGAAAAGTGCTTCGAAAACGCCTTCTGAAATGTTGGCTCGGCCTTCCAAAATCTTCGTTTGGGAGGGGTAAAGTTTTGGAACAAATTGGAAGAGCGCGACGCACGCGATGGAGTCGCTCGAGAGGTTCGGTTTTCTATCAACATCGCACGATGATGGTCCGATGCCGGCTACCACGCTCGACGCATGTGCCGCGCTTCACGCGCACTCATCGCCTACTTGGAACCATTGCCTCGCTCGCACCACGGATGCGAGTTGGAGTTGTCCGCGCACAAGGTGGCGGACAGGGACGGCACGATCGGCACGTTTCGGTGCTCGACCTCGGGGACGGTGTCGACGTCCCGGTCGCACTTGGACGAGTCCGTGTTGGGCACGATGCCGTTGTGCGGGGTCAGTTGGATGCCCGTGACGCGCACGCACGGGTTTTGGTCGGAGGATACGATGAGATAATCCGCCCCGGCGACGGCCTCGTAGGCGATGGCCGCGGTCGCACCGTTCTGGTCGACGACGCTGCCCCCCACGATGGTGCCGACATTTCCGTTGTCAAACACGACCGACTTTTCGTCGACCACGCGACCACGCTCGCCCGTCTCGGAGATGAACCCACCGGTGTAGGTCAACTGGCGCAGGTCATTGTTGATGCGCGCGTAGCACCCGTTCTCCACCGGCACATACGTGCCGTTGGATAGCATCCCGCACGCGGACGGACCGGACACGCGCTGTTCGTGGGTGTTTTCAGGGTATGATGGTGTGTGCGCACCACCAGACCACGTCGCTTTCGTTTGGTTGAGTATGAGGAGCACGACCACGACAATCAGGACAACGAGAACTATTTTTGCAATAGGTGTGTTTGCCCAATTTTGCATACTAGACATCATTTATCTTATTTTTTTTTATTCGTTTGATTTATTTCCGCCTCGAGATTTTGCAAGTCGGCACGCCACAAGTCGCGCACGTCGGTGTCTCGGAGACGCTGCAGCGCGATCGCGACCGCCGCGAGCTGCGCGCGCAGCGCGTCGATTTTCTTCTGCGTGAACTGCCGCACGGGCATCGCCGTGTAGTGGTCGTACGTGCCGTGCACGAGGGGGATGTCGGGGACCGTGGGCAGGTCCTCCTCGAGGTGGAGGATGCGAATCCGCCCGTCGACCACCGCGTGGATGAACAGCAGGTCGTGCGTCATCCGCTGGATGTGCTCCTCGTGCCGCGCGACGTCGTGGCGTTTCCGCGCCTCGTAAAGACAGAGGCGCCGCGCGCAAAAGTACGACACGACGTCGCCGATGGAGCCGAACGTCTTGACGCGGTCGTGCTCGTCCAACAGCGCAATGTTGGACGTCTTGACGGTGGTGCTCAGCGGGCCGGCGTCGAAGGGGTCGGTCGCGGCGTTCTTCTTGATGGTGAACGAGACGCGGTCGACCGACGAGTTGTTCGTGTAGCGCTTGAAGACCTTGGCGTTCTCCTGCTCGTCGAGGAGGGCCTTGAACTTGTCCGTCCACAGCCCGACCGGCAGCTCCGAGATGTGGACCTCGTCCTTGTGCTCTCGCCACACTCCGGTGGTTTGGAACGCGTGGTCGCCGGTCTTGACGATCGAGCCCTGAAAGCCGGCGTAGAACGGCGTGAGCTCGTCGAGCGGCTCGCCGTCGATCCACCGCCGCACGCTGCGAATCACGTCGACGATGTTGTAGTTGGGGATGAAGGTCGACCAGCCCGTCCCAATCCCGGCCGTGCAGCCGTTGACGAGCAGGAACGGGATGCACGGATAGTAGCACACCGGCTCGATCGTGGTGTTCTCCTCGCGCCGGTAGTCGAGCACGGCGTCGTCGCTAGGGGGGAACAGGGCCGCGTGCACAGGCTCGAGCTTCGAGAAGATGTACCGACCCGACGCCGCGTCCTTCCCGCCCGACAGGCGCGACCCGAACTGCCCGTCGGACGTGAGCAGGCACACGTTGTTGCTGCCCACGAACCGCTGCGCCATCTTGATGATCGTCTCCTGCAGGCACTGCTCGCCGTGCTTGTAGTGGGTCTTCTCGGCCACGTATCCCGCCCACTGCGCCACCTTGATGGGCTCGGACGCGCGCCGCTGTCGCATGGAGTAGAGGATCTTGCGCTGCGAGACCTTGAGCCCGTCCATGATGGACGGGATCGACCGCTGGCAGTCGTCGACGCAGTACCGCACAAACTGCTCGTCGAAGAACGTCTGCAGGCGGACGACGTGGTGAGGCTCGTCCGAGGCCAGAAACCGCCGGCACGTCTCGTACACCGGGTTGGACATGTACGCGTCGATCCACTGCTTGCGGTCGCCGGCGCGCTTCTGGTCGAACGCGAGGCTGAGCGAGTTGCCGCACGACGCGCCCCACTCGTACTGCACGACCTTGCGGCCAAAGTCGTCGAGCACGTCCTTCCGCGTCGACGTGCCGAGCCCCTTGTAGTACTTGACGTGCGCGTTGCTCGGCAGCGTCGTCTCGGCGAACATCCGTTCGTCGTAAAAGGTGAGCGCCGGCGCCGCGCCGACCTGCACCTTCACGATGGGCGTCTTCATCGAGTACAGGAACGGCCGTCGGAGCAGCGACGGAAACGCGACGTCGAAGAAGTTCAGAATCAGGCCCTCGATGTGCATCCCGTCGACGTCGGCGTCGGTCATGATGAGGACCTTGCCGTAGTTCAGCGTCGCAAACTCGCCGTCCTCGGCGTAGTTGGCACCGTGCTTCAGGTTTAGCGCGCACTTCAAGTCCGACAGCTCGCGGTTGTTGTGATACTGCGCGGCGTTGCGCACGTTGAGCAGCTTGCCGCGCAGCGGGTAGATGCCAAAGTAGTCCCGCCCCTTCCGGCCCATCCAGCCCTTCTCGATCCCGCACACGGCGTACGTCTTGGCCGAGAGCCCCTCGCACAGGATGAGCGTGCACTCGCCGCTCTTCTTGCCCGCCAGGTTGGCCGAATCGAGGCCGTCGACCCGCACCGCCTTGCGCTTGCTGTCCGACTTCTTGTTCAGCTGATCGTCCTTGCGGACCTGCTGGTCCTTGAGCTCCGTCATGAAGGGCCAGTGGGCGACCTTTTTGGCGTCGAGCTCGAGGCTCCACTTGGGCTTGGGCGACACGAGCTTGTCCTTGGACTGCGTGTGGAAGCACGGGTTGGGCAGGGTGCACCGCACGAAGATATCGAGCCGACTCTTGACGTCCTTGAACGTGGCGCCGATCTTCTTCTTCTCCAAGAGGCTGAGGATGGGGCGGACGACCAGCTCGTTCGCGGCGTCGACGTGCGCACCGCCGTCCTTGGTGCGGATCCCGTTGACGAAGCTTACCTGATGCGACTTGCCGCTGGCGTTGCGGACGACGATGTCGAGCGACTCGGTCTTCGACAGCACGAGCACGTGCGGGTCCGTGTTGAACAGCGCCGAGTACGATAGCATGTCCTTGACGGTGACGCGCTGGCCTTGGAACGACACGCCGACGGACGGCCCCATCACGACGGAGGCGTCGTACGCGAACCGACCGAACAACCGACGAATGAGCGCATCCGACGGCTCGACCCCGAAGCGCACGTAGTCGGGCTTCCACACGACCGTGACGTGGTTCTTCTTGATGGCCTTGCTCGTGCGAATCCGGGGCGCGTCCTTGGTGTACATGTTGTCCCGCCACTCCTGCGCGTACGAGCGGCCCTGCGCGCCGTCGTCGATGGTAATCCGGAACACGGACGAGAAGATGTTGGTCAGCTTGGCGCCGTATCCGTTCCGGCCGGACGTGGCGCGCGCCTGCGAATCGTCGTAGTTCGACGACGTGAGCAACTGCCCAAAGATCTTCTCGGGAATCCACTCGCCGTGGTCGTTCGCGAACGGAATCGTGTTGCCGTCGTTGGACACGCTGCAGGTCCCGTCGTCCGAGATGGCGACCGCGATGCTCTTGCACGGCGTGGCCCCCTGCGACGAGCGCACCTGGTTGTCGATGGCGTTCGACAGAATCTCCACAAAGGTCCGGACAAACGCCGACGGCAGTGTGATCGGCTCGACCGCCAGTCCGTGCTCGCTCAGCGTGTAGTCGAGCGTCGACTCCGACGCGCTCATGCCGCCGACGTACGTGTCGGGGCGTTTCAGGATGTGCTCGTGCAAGTCCATCTCCTGGTACTCGCCGGGCATGGTCTCGCTCGACCGAGCGTCGTTCGCACCGTCGCCCGCGTGCGACGACATTGTCAATCAAAGGTCGATGTGCCTTTAAATCAATTCGAAGCGCCTGCGAACGACGATTTGGGAAGGTCGGGCGAAACATTTCAGAGTGCGTTTTCGACGCACCTTTCAAGGGTGTGAGTAATCGATTTGGGCTAGGATGTAGTCGAGTCTACTGCTTTAACACTCAATCATGCACGACGGACCGCACGCACTTTAACACTGCTGATGCGCCGCTCTGCGTCGGAAACAATCGCCTTCACGCTATCATCATCTTGTTATAATAAGCTATGTCGACACACACATCTTCATGCTATCATCGTGGGATGTCGTCGCATCGACTAACACCCCATGTGGGAAACAACATTTCCGCGAAATACCCACGCCGGATTTTGTAAGGACTTTACGACCGTATCCTATACTAGATGGTATGTTGGATTCGTACATTTACTTACAAAATCCGGCGTGGGTATTTCGCGGAAATGTTGTTTCCCACATGGCTAACACCCAAGCGTGCACACCTGGCACGTATGAACGGTACGCGTGCCCTTTAAAACACGAGCCAGTTGCACGACCGGCACGCACGCCCCATGTGGGGAAGAACACTTGCGAGACTTACCCACGCTGGATTGGGCAAGTACTTAACGATGCGTCATGCATGCACATAGTAGCATGTTATCTTCGTTAATGGGCTTGCCCAATCCGGCGTGGGTAAGTCTCGCAAGTGTTCTTCCCCACATGGGAGGGGTACGCTTCTGAGTCACAAGATGATAATAGCATGGAGATTCAACTTCACAAGAGTCACAAGATGGTCATGATGATGCGTCTATATCTCACATTTATGCTCCCCAAACGAAGATTTTGGAAGGCGTAGTGAGACGCTCGATACATGCTTTCGAAGCGCTTTTCCATGACTCTCAGTCCAAATAGAGTACTCACTACCTTGAAAAGCGCTTCGCAAACACTCATCTTAGAGTCATCTAGCGTCTCCGACCATCGAGAATCTTCGTTTGGGAGCCATAGGTTCATGCTGACATTATGCGTGTTCCGTGTTCAAGGGCGTGCATGCCAGCCGTACCGCATGGTGAGGTGCGACTCTGTTGTCTCAACTTGTTTGAGAGTCACAAGATGATAGCATGATGATGTGTCTGTAGACCTCACATTGATGCTTACGTGATGCATGCCAGTCGTAGCGCATGGTGAGGTGCGACTCAGTTGTCTTCAGCTTGTCTGAGAGTCATAACATAAGATGCTCGCATGATGATCGGTATGGCGAACAAAAAATTGCGCGATTTCGCACCCACGACTTAACGAAGGAAGTTGCATACGTGAGTACTCAACAATCAGGCTACTTTCCAATAGACACTGAAATGAT